TAATTGGTTTGTAGATGTAAGGTCTCCTGCTGAACCGAATGTTCCTGCACCCCATGTATTTACACCCCAACCAGTACCTCTAACATAAACATCTAGACCTGTATTAATTTGGTAAACGCCATCAATACCAGAGCCACCATTTCCTGTATCACTACTGTTAGCTGCAACAGCATCTCCATTAGAATCTTTTGCAATAAAAGTATATGTATCAGCACTTGTAACTGCTTCTATTTGATATTCTTGATTAAGTACATCAGCAGTAATTACACCGCCTAAACTAACTGCACCAGCAATAGTAACAAAATCACCATTAACAGCTCCGTGGTCATCATCTGTAGCTGTAATTGTGCTAGAGCCATTAGTAGCTGCAAAAACAATTCCATTAGTAGTTGTGGCTCTTATAGGAGTAATGTCATAAAAAACATTACCGCTTAAATTGTAAAGTTTTTGATTAGTACCTATACCTATAAAAGAGTCACCACCAGCAGCTCTATATGGGTACATCTTTCTAGCTGTTCCTATAAATCCATTCTCGCTGTATTTTGTCCAACCGCCTATTCTTTCAGGTTTACCTTTACGAAATCTAACTTTATCCGCATCAAACCAACCACCTTCGTTACTATAATTAGTACCTTCTTTGTTTATTCCTGGTTTGAATACATATTTAGATAGAGGCATGGGTTACACCTCGTACCATTTTTTACCTTCAAACAATAAAGCTTCGGCTTCTCTGCGTCTAATTAAACCTTGCAATACTTTTCCTCCAGCTTTATTCCAGCGTTTTATTTGAGCTGGTACTTCAGTTAATTTATTATCATTTATTACTTTTAACATAGTTGAAGCTTTAAGATTAGCTGGACCAAGATTAAAAACCCATGATACTAAAGCATCAAATTGATTTTGTTCTAAATCAACTGTTACTGCATTATTTATATAACCTTCGTATTCTTCCATTTCATGTAGTAATAATGCATCTGCTTCTTCTTGAGTAATAGTATCATCTTCTTTTACTCCTTTAGTGCTTCCATATCCTATAGTTAAAACACCTGCTGCACATTTATAAGCCTGTAACTCACAACCTTCAAATTTTTTAATAAGAGATAAACCTTCTTGTGATATATTCATTTTTTTATTCCTCAGTTTTTGTAGTAACTGTTCTATAATAGACAACAACTTCTTTAAGTTCATTTATATACCTCTTTAACTCTTGCATATTATATGCCATAAGTTCGTAATCAGGCACAGACATAGCTAAGAATACCACCTGACCTTGCTCTTTCTCAACTCTGATTAAAAACTCATCTAAATTTTTATCTGAAACAACATACCAATAAGGTTCTTTTAAGTCTATTTGTCTTGGTAATATAGGTTGTACTATAGTTCTTTCTATAGGTTTAGAGATAACCTCTATCTGTTTACTTGGTATTAGGCTGCAACTGCAAGCCATCATCAAGACTGTCAATGTTACGACTATCTTCTTCGATGCTATCAAATACATTTTTTGTTCCTTTGTTTACTCTAGGCTCTATAAGTCCAGGTTTTGCTGCTGCTAATCTACTTAAATCATGTCTTTTAAATATATCAAGATACCGATTCATTTCTAATTCTATTTCTTGATTGCGTGATTGTATAACTAATAAGCCTTGTGTCTGTGTAGCAAAGTCATTCTGTAATGATTCTATTGCTAACTTTTGTTCTTGGTCTCTTAATTCAAAAGCTTGATTTAAAGCAGATAGTTTAGAATTTTGATTCCATAATAATAGTGTTGATAAAACCAACATTATTATAATTCCTATTAATATTTTACTCATAAGTATATATTTCCAATGCTTTAGTTTTACCTTTTACTTTAATAGATTCAAGTTTTTTAAGATGATATCCGCATAAACTTTCAGTAGATTCTCCAATTAATAAATCTACATTTCTTTCTTTTGTAGCACTTTCTAATCTAGCTGCAGTATTAACAGCATCCCCAATAGCAGTATAATCAAATCTAGATTCTGAACCCATATTTCCAATTACTGCATCTCCTGTATTTATTCCTATTCCTATAGCTATAGGTGGCAATCCTTCTGCCTGTAGTTCTACATTCAAAGTAGACATATTTTTTATAATATCTAAAGCACATTCAAATGCTATTTTTGGATGATTAAGTAAATCTAAAGGTGCATTAAATATAGCCATCATTGCATCACCTATATATTTATCTACCATTCCACCATGCTTTTGTACTGCTGACTGTTGTGCAGTTAAAGCTTTGTTCATTATATAAGTTACTTTTTCTGGTTCGAGAGTTTCCGACATAGAGGTGAATCCCCTAACATCAGTAAATAAGAAGGTAGCATATCGTTTTTCTCCGCCTAGTTTTAATAATTCAGGATTCTTTTGTAATTGTTTTACTTGTCTTGGGTCAAGGTAGTGTTCAAATTGTTTTTTTATTTGTTGTCTTAATTTATATTGTTCTCTAAATCTAAGATAAAAAGCTGTAGAAGCTGTTATAAATTGTGATATTAAAGCCCAAGTTACATCTATAAGAATACCTTTTTGTATTAAATAATAACCGCTAAATGCCGTTATAAAAAATAATATACTGGTAAATAGTATTCCTGTAGTTATTCCTAAAATATTTATTAGCATCCAGGCTAACAAAACTGTTGTTGCTAAGATTAATATTTCTACAGCTAAAGCCCAGTCAGGAATATAAGGACTATCTTGTATTAATAAAGATTCTGCTAAAGCAGCTTGTATTTTATGTGGTTCTAATAATCCAACTGGCGTTGCAATTTGTGGCATTACTCCGTTAGCTGTAACTCCTACAAATACATATTTATTAGCAACATCCATTTCTTGTAAATTTGTTTGTGGTGTTTCTATCCAACTAATCCATTTACGACCTAAGCTATCTGTTTTAACTGGTGGTATTCCTCGTATTGATATCTCTTGAATACCATTATCATTTGTAGTGATAATGTAAGTTTTTGCTCCTGTTAATCCTTTTAATACTTGTGTACCAAAAGAAGCTATCCATCCATCAGGAGTTCTTACTAATAAAGGTATGCGTCTAACAAGTTGGTCAACTTCGGTGGGAGCAATGGCTAATCCCTGTAATGTATTATTTGCTAGAGTGTTCAGGTTTTCCTTGACTCCCTCAGATACTATACCACCAATATTGTTACCTTTGATAACTGTGCCTGTAGTTTGAGGGAAGTTACCTTTGCCATCTTCAAACATTGCAATAACAGAATTTCCATATTTTAATGAATTAGCAAAGTATTCATCTCCACCTAATCTATCTGCTTGTGGAAAAGATATAACCCATCCAACTCCTAAAGCACCTTTATCTATTAAAGTATTATGTATTTCTCCTAGTCTTTTTCTAGGAAAAGGATAACCGCCTTCTTTCTCTACATCATCTTCTGTTATGTTAAGAATAACAAAGTTACCTGAAGTTTCTTGTTGCTTAACAAAAGAATCAAATGTTTTTAGTTTTAATATTTCTGTTGGTGTTGATTGATATAACATCGGCAACATTAACATTATAAGTATTATGAATATTAGTTTCTTCATTAATCACTCTGAGTTATAGTTATGACAGAATCACTTCCACCATTTACTTTTACTATATTAGATATTCCATCTTGTATAAAAATAACTGTATAAGAATTACTTCCATCTAAATCTAGTCTTGCTGACTCATTAACGCTCCTTCTTAAACTAATTACATTACCTGTTATTAAAGTTGTAATTTGTGTATCAGGGTCTTTACCTAATAAAGTTCCTGAAATTTGTGTACTAGTTGCTTGTGCTAAAACATCTTCATCATCAGATATTGCTAAGGCATCTAATACATTTAATAAATCTTCTAAGTAATTAACATCTAAATAATTTATATCTAATTCATTATATTCTAACTCATCTTTACCTAAGTAATCTTCTGCAAGATAATCTATGTCTAAGTCATTAAAATCTAATATATTTTCTCGCTTAGATGTAATTTCTTCTTGTATAACAATTTCTTCTTTAGGCGGTGTAACAATAAGCATGTTATCAATAAGGTCTAATGTTAAATCTAATATAACTGGTTTACTTGGTTTAGATTCAAATACACTTACTGTAGTCGCCTGATAAGGCTTGTTTAATAAAACACTATCCATTGCAGTAACTACTTCTATCTCTCCACTAGAAAGCCCTAGAGC